CAGTCCTCGTGGAAAGACGAATGGCTTACACTTTTGTTTAGCATTCCTCTAGTACTGAGCTTCTGTGGTGAATGGGGTAGGGCAATAGTAGCAGATGGGTTTACTGCACTTGCAGGTATGCCGCAGTGGTATCAGATAGCGTTAGGAGCTATTGTAAGTGCAAGCTTTGCCACACGATCTGCAGGTAAATTTTTTAACAGGATGAAAAAGAAATGACATTTAAACTATCAAGTAGAAGTTTAGGCAAACTAGAAGGAGTAAATCCTTTATTAGTGGATACAGTAAAAAGAGCTATTGAAGTGAGTTCTGTGGACTTTGGAGTGATCTATGGAGTTCGTTCCTTGGCAGAGCAAAAAAAGTTGTACAAGGCAGGACGATCACAGACAATGAAATCTAAACACCTTTTACAGCAAGACGGTACATCACATGCTGTCGATTTAATGGCGTATGATGGTAGTGACCCAAGTTGGGACATCGTGATGTATGATGATATAGCAGACGCAATGAAAGAAGCAGCACTTGAAACTGGTGCAAAAATTTGTTGGGGAGCTGCATGGCATATAGATGATATAGCCAAATGGGATGGCACTATGGAACAAGCCATGAACGCTTATGTAGATTTACGTAGAAGTTCTGGACGTAGACCATTTATTGATGGTCCTCACTTTCAACTAAGCTAATGTCACTACCTGAACGAGTCAAAACTAAAATGAAAGAAGCAGGACTGAGAGCAGTCAACAAAGCTCAAAGATTACCTGCTAGTGATACATCGGGCAAATCACATCATGTTATGGCTAGTGAGGGTGGTAAATACAAGTATATAAAGTTTGGACAAAAAGGTGTAAAGACTAATCAAACAGTAGGACAACGAAAAGCATTTAAAAGTAGACACGCTAAGAATATAGCAAAAGGTAAATTGTCTGCAGCATACTGGGCAGATAAAGTTAAATGGAGTCCAAGCAAAACTAAATCGCCTTCTAAGAAATGGAAAAAGGGTTCATAAAATGGCACGACAATTAACAGAAAAACAACAGAAACTGTTAGATGTATTGTTTGATCAAGCAGGTGGTGATATAGGATCAGCCATCAAACTTGCAGGGTACGCTGAAGGAGTTAGTCCTACCCAAGTAATCTCTGGTTTGAAAGAAGAGATATTAGAAGCAACACAAACATATATGGCACGTAATGCTCCAAAGGCTGCAGTTGCCATAGTAAGTGGTGTTGATGATCCTGTACAGCTAGGCATAAGAGATAGAATGTCAGCAGCTAAAGAGCTACTAGATAGAACAGGTTTAATTAAAACTGAAAAGGTTCAAGTAGAAGCATCAAATGGGGTTATGCTTATGCCCCCAAAAAACAAGGAAAGGGACTAAACAATGGTAGTGAAATCTTTATTAAAAGCATCATTAAAAAGCAAACTAAGTAAAAAGAAGAAAGGATCTCAAAAAGGTAAGACTATTTTACAAGATGAGACACAAGCTAGATCTGACGCATCTAGAGGTATATCAGATAGATCGGCAAGAGATCAGACTGCTTTATATAACGCTCAAGCAAAAGTTAGGGAACTAGCTGCAGACGAGGGTGTTAGAGTTGCAACATTTAGAAAAAATAATCCTAATAACTCTGCTGTTAAAACTATATACAGAATCAAACCAGATATTAAAGCTAAAGATGGAGGAAGAGGAAGCTCTGCTGTAAGAAAGGACGCTAGACCTGAACCTAAAAAAGTTACAGCTAAACCAACAACAACACCAAGCAAAGGTTCTACCGTAAGAAAAAGTCAAAAACAACAATTAAAAGATAGGTTAGCTGCTGTTAAAAAAACTGAATCTTTTAAAAAGGCTGAAAAGAAAAAGCAGATCATACCTAGTGATAAACTAGATAATCTTACTGAAAAACAATTTATGAGAATGCTAGGTGATCCTGCTAAAGAAGCAAAACTAGGTAAAGCTAGAATAGAAAAATACTTTGAAAAGTTTGGATTCTATGATGATCTTGCTAGAGATTTAAGAAGTGAAGGTGTTCCAATAACTGTATCTGAGGTTAAAGCAAAACCTTTTACTGCTACGAAAAAAATGTACAAGAGAAGATTTTCTAGAAGAAGATCTAGATGAGAAACAGATCGTTAGGTAAGTGGAAGCTACCACAACCTATAGACGTAAAAGACGATACCGAATGGCTTTCAATTCCTAGGATTGCTAGACACATTCCATTCGGTTACAAGATAGATCCTGACGATAATAAGTTACTGTTGCCAATAAAAGAAGAATTAGATCTACTGGAAAAAGCAAAGCAACTTACAAAACAATATTCTTATAGAGAAGTTGCAAACTGGCTAACTAAAAATACAGGAAGACATATATCTCATATAGGTCTAATGAAAAGAATAAAGAATGAGCAAAACCGTAAGCACCAAGGTTCAGTCATACGCTACTGGGCAGACTATGCAGAAAAGGCGATCAAAAAAGCCGAAGAGATCGAAAGCAGTAGAACAGGAGCAAAAGAGCAGAGCGAAAGTTCATCAGCCTAGTATAGTAGATACACCTATAGAAGAAACTCGTAATGTCGTATTTAAACCAAATGAAGGACCACAAACAGAGTTTCTCGCAGCAAGTGAAAGAGAAGTTCTGTATGGTGGATCAGCAGGGGGTGGCAAATCTTACGCAATGTTGGCTGATCCCCTGCGTTACATGGGACATCCTGAGTTTAGTGGATTACTACTGCGTCACACCACAGAAGAGTTAAGAGAACTTATATTTAAAAGTCAAGAACTCTATCCAAAGATTTGGAAAGGTATAAAGTGGTCAGAGAGAAAGATGCAGTGGGTTGCTCCATCAGGAGCAAGACTATGGATGTCTTATCTTGACAGAGATGACGATGTCCTAAGATACCAAGGACTAGCATTTAGTTGGATTGGTTTTGACGAACTTACACAATGGTCTACTCCATTTGCTTGGAACTACATGAGATCACGTTTACGATCTACATCACCAGACTTACCTGTGTATATGAGAGCTACAACAAATCCCGGAGGACGAGGACACCACTGGGTAAAGAAGATGTTTATTGACCCTGCACCGTATAATATTTCATTCAATGCCACCGATATTGAATCAGGAGAGGAACTCAAGTATCCTGCAGGACACAGCAAAGCAGGACAGCCACTATTCAAACGTAGGTTTATACCTGCTCGACTTACAGATAACCCTTATCTCTCAACTCAGGGTGATTATGAAGCAATGCTTTTATCCCTTCCTGAACAGCAAAGAAGACAATTATTGGAAGGCGATTGGGATATTAAAGAGGGAGCAGCTTTCACCGAGTTTGATCGCAACGTACATGTGGTTGAGCCTTTCCGTATACCTAGCAATTGGGTTAAGTTTAGGGCATGTGACTATGGGTATGGAAGTCATTCTGCCGTTGTCTGGTTTGCTGTTAGCCCATCAGAACAGTTAGTAGTATACAGAGAGTTATATGTATCAAAAGTATTAGCTACAGATTTGGCTGATATGATATTAGATGAAGAAGCAGAAGACGGTAACATAAAGTATGGAGTGTTAGATAGTTCACTCTGGCACAAACGAGGGGATACAGGACCTAGCCTAGCAGAGCAAATGATTATGAAAGGGTGTAGGTTTAGACCTTCTGATAGAAGTAGAGGAAGTAGGGTATCAGGTAAAAATGAAATACATAGACGATTACAAGTTGACGAGTTTACAGAAGAGCCACGTTTGGTTTTTTTTAGCACATGTACTAACATTATTTCGCAATTACCTGCGATACCGTTGGATAAAAAGAATCCTGAAGATATAGATACAAACTCAGAAGATCACTTGTATGACGCTCTGAGATATGGTATAATGTCAAGACCAAGGTTTAGTATATTTGACTATGATCCTGCAGGTGGATTTTCAAACTCCATGCCCATAGCAGACACAACATTTGGATATTAATATGGCAGAAGAAGAAGATATAATGATGGATGACACCTCTATAGCTATTGAAGATATAGCTGAAAAAGGTGGACAGGATGAGACAAAAAGTTACAACATCATACCATTTATTATGGACAGATACAAAAAAGCCGATGACTATAGAGAACAAGATGAGCAAAGATGGTTGAGAGCCTATAGAAACTACAGAGGTCTATATGGTTCTGATGTGCAGTTTACGGAAGCAGAAAAGTCACGAGTATTTATTAAAGTAACAAAAACAAAAACACTTGCAGCTTATGGTCAGATAATAGATGTATTGTTTGCTAATAATAAGTTTCCTTTAACTGTAGAGCCTACTACATTACCAGAGGGTGTAGTATCTGACGTAAGCTTTGATCCCAAAGAACCAGAAAGTATTAGATCTAGATTAGATGAAATGGAAAGTCCTTATGGTTTTTCAGGAGATGGTAAAGACTTACCTGCAGGGGCTACACAACAAAGCCTAATGGATAAGCTAGGACCTCTTCAAGGAAAGTTTGATGATGTAGATAATTTAAGAGAAGGTGTAGGTAAAACACCTACAGCAGTTACATTTAGTCCTGCTATGATTGCTGCAAAAAATATGCAGAAACAAATACACGATCAACTAGAAGAATCAAACGCTAATAAACATTTACGAAGCACAGCCTTTGAAATGGCTCTGTTTGGTACAGGTGTAATGAAAGGACCGTTTGCTGTTGATAAAGAATACCCATCTTGGGGTGAAGATGGAGAATACTCTCCTGTATTTAAAACAGTGCCACAAGTTTCACATGTATCAGTATGGAACTTCTTTCCTGATCCTGATGCAAACAATATGGATGAAGCACAGTATGTGATAGAAAGACATAAGCTATCTAGAACGCAGTTACGTGCTTTAAAGAAAAGACCACACTTTAGATCTCAAGTTATAGAAGATGCTATAGCTATGGGAGAAAACTATAATAAAGAATACTGGGAAGACGATTTATCTGATTACTCACCAGAACATGCTATAGCACGGTTTGAAGTATTAGAGTACTGGGGTACAGCAGATGTGAGTATGTTAAAAGATCAACAAATAGAAATACCAGATGGATTAGAAGAGTTTGACGAAGTGCAGATAAATGCTTGGGTGTGTAACGATAAAGTATTACGCATGGTACTTAATCCATTTAAACCTGCAAAAATACCCTACATGGCAGCGCCCTATGAACTTAACCCATACAGCTTTTTTGGTGTAGGCATAGCAGAAAACATGGATGATACACAGACATTGATGAACGGTTTTATGCGTATGGCTGTAGATAATGCTGTAATGTCAGGTAATCTGTTGATAGAGATAGATGAAACCAACCTAGTTCCCGGACAAGACCTGAGTGTATATCCCGGAAAAATATTCAGAAGACAAGGGGGCGCACCCGGACAAGCTTTGTTTGGTACAAAGTTTCCTAATGTAGCAAATGAAAACATGCAACTGTTTGACAAAGCACGAGTGCTTGCAGATGAGAGTACAGGACTACCTAGCTTTTCTCATGGACAAACTGGTGTATCAGGTGTAGGCAGAACTGCATCAGGTATATCTATGTTGATGAATGCTGCAAGTGGTGGTATTAAAAATGTTATAAAGAATGTAGATGATTATCTACTCAGACCTCTAGGAGAGGGACTGTTTAGATTTAATATGCAGTTTAACTATGATAAGAATACAAAAGGTGATCTAGAAGTAAAAGCTCGTGGTACAGAAAGTCTCATGGCTAATGAGGTACGCAGTCAAAGACTTATGCAGTTCTTACAGGTAGCAAGCAATCAAGCACTCGCACCGTTTGCTAAGTTTCAATATGTAATACGAGAGATAGCTAAATCACTAGACTTAGACCCAGATAAAGTAACCAACAACATGGACGAAGCTGCATTGCAAGCAGAGATCATGAAAAAATTTCAGCAACCCCCTGAAGCACCAACACCTCCTGCAGGAGCAGATCCAAAAGATCCAACAGGAGCAGGTGGTGCAACGATAGGTACAGGTCAAGTGCCTATGCCACAGGAACAAGGATTTTCAGGAAATGAACAACAACAACCAACCCAACAACCTACAGGACAAGCTACTCAGCAAGCTCAAGCCACTGGTCAACAACAAGGACCAATGGGACAGCTTCAGTGATTATATAAATTTTTTAATAGCACAAAACCATGCTGTTATGGAGCAGACAAACGATTTAGTTATACTGCATAGATCACAAGGTGCTATTATGATGTTAAGAAGACTACGACAACTAAGGGATGCAGTCAACGCTAACGGAAAGGGCTAACCAATGAAAGAGCAGATGGAACTATTTAGTGAAGGAGGATTACGTGACGAAGGTGGAGAAATAGAACCTAAGTCAGGTAACAAAGTGCCATCAGGCTCTCTAAAAAAAGAAGTAGCTGACGATATACCTGTAATGATAAGTGAAGGTGAGTTTGTTTTTCCTGCTGATGTTGTGCGATACATAGGTCTTGAAACATTAATAAAGATGCGTCAGGATGCCAAGCAGGGCTTGAAGATGATGGAAAAGATGGGGCAGATGGGTAATCCTGAAGAAGCAGAGTTACCAGACGATATTCCATTTGGTATGGCAGATTTAATTGTTGTATCAGGTAAAATGAAAGAAGACGATGACAAAGAAGAAAAAGCTGAAGGTGGTGTAGTAGGACTGCAACAAGGTGGTATAAATTTATCTAAAAGAATACCATCTACACACCCATTTTTTAAATCCGATGCTTACAAAAGATATCAAAATGATACAGATACTGCCTATGCTCAAGTTATGACTGCGGCTAGTGATGGTAATGTATTTGGTAATCCGGGATTAGCCGCAGCTTATGATGAATACCTAAAAACAAAACCTGCTGAAGAAACTCCAACAGATACAGGTGGTGGAGGGGGTTTGCTTAATGATCCTAGATTTAAAAGACCTTCCACTGGAGACACACCTACTATAGGAGATGAGAATAAAAAAGAAATAGAAGATGCATTGTTAGGAACTGTATATGGAACTATAACAATGCGAAGATATGTTAATGCAGATGGTGTTGTAAAGTATATACCGTTCATTGGTGAAGAACCACAGATGGAGATACCTGAAGGATTTGAATTAGACAACTCTGCTCCTACACCAACAAATACCACGGTAACAAGTATATCACAAGATAGTGATGGAGGTTCTACTGCTACATCTTATAATCAATTAAGCCCTAATTTAAATCCATTTAAAGATCAAGCAAGTGTAAACTTTGATATTAATAATTTAGATGCGAATCAATTAGTAGATTACTATGGATCATTCTCAAGTCCAATGAACAGATTTTTGAGTGTAGGTGTAGGGGCTTTGTTTGGTGGCTTACCTGCTCTAGGTATAGCTGCAATGCAACAGTTTGCTCAAACTAGAGGACCAAACAGTTTAAAAGCTACAGAAGATAAGTTAGCTCA